GCCCAGGTGCCGGCCGTGTGCCGATAGAGCGACGGGCTCACGAACGTGTCGAACGTCGACGCGCGGCCGAGGCTGCCCTCTTTCATCACGCGGTTAAATTCGGAATCGGGCAACAGCAGCGCGAGCTCGACGGCCGTCAAGGCGCGCTGAATCCCGGTGCCGATGATCGCGCGCCGCGCGCCCGATCCGCCGCCGAGGTTGATGAAGCGTTCGTAGGGCGCGGAAAACGCCGCGTCAAACGTCGTCGGGTTGGTGCCGAGCACGCCGGCGATATTCGGGGTGTGCTGGTAGGCGTAGAACGCACAGCGGTCCTCGATGTCCTGCGCCATCGTGGTGCTCGAGGGATCGATGATGTCCTCGTCGAGCGCGCCCTGGTAGTCCTGCATCCGGAGCGCGCGCTCGATCACGTCAAACTCGAAATGCACTTTCGAGATCTGATCGATCGTCACGCTGGTGTGGCGGTCGACCATCGGCTGCGGCTCGTACCCGAGGTTGTTCTGCGTGCCGGGGATGTACTGGCGGGGATAGGGCACGCGGACCGTATCGCCCATCGCGCCGGCGGCGTACGCCTGCGTAAAGAGCTTGTTGAACGAGGTGTTGAACGACTCGGAGATCACGAGCTTGTTCGTCATCTTCCGCAGTTGTTCGCGGGCGAGATAGTCGCTGACATCAAAGCCGTTGGGGGCGCCCATCGGGGTTTACCTTTTCAAGCGGCGGGCGAGCTCACGGCGGTTCATCTCTGCCATGTACGCGCCCGTATCGTCGGCCGCCAGCGCGCGATCGACCGCATCGCCAGGCGTGGCGCGGCTCGAGAGCACGACCGGCGGATCCGGCGCATGGGTGGAACGGGCCGCCGTCGGCGCCGTCGTCAACCGATCGCCGAGGCGCACGAGCGTTTTCAGTTGCTCGAGCGGGGCGAGACGCAAAATGCGTTTCAGTTCGGGACGGTTCGCCGGCTGCTGCAGGTGATAGAGCAGATCGGCGCCTGCCGGATCCTCGAGCACGAAGAGATCGACCGCGCTGCCCTGCGGGATCTCGGTCGGCGCCAGCATGGCGACGGCATCGAAATCCTTGTACTTGGCGCGCGCGGCCTCGGCTCGACTCTCAAACCCGGAAATCACGCGGGCCCCTTCTTCGCGAATCCCGGCCTGGCGCCGCTCGTGCTCTAAGGTCTTGGCAACCTTGTAGTCGGTGAGCGCCTCGAGGTAGGCGGGATCGCTGGTGCCGTACGGGAACGTCTCCGGGTCGGGGCGGCCATCAGTCGCCGGGGCTGCGGGTGACGAGGCCGCGGATCGGGCGTCGGGGCGGGCCGGCGGGGTGAAGGTCGCGCGCTCGAGATCGGCAAGGCGCCGCTCGGCGCGTTCGGCGCGGCTCCGTTCTGCGGCGCGCTCGCGCAACAGTTCGGGGATCCGCGCTTCGGCGCCTTTTGCTGCCGGTTCCGAGGCGGCAGACTGCGACGGCGCGCCCGTTGGCGCGGCCTGGCTACTCCCAGGCTCGGCGGGTGACGAGTCCGCGGTCGGCGTCGTAACTGGCGGTGTGCTCGGGAGCGTGCCGGACATCCGCCACTCGAGCAGTTGCGAGTCGTTCAAGGTGTCGAGGGACACCTCAGACGGCGCGATCTGCGGGGCGTCGGGGGCCGCTGACGAGGCGGCAGGTGGGGCGTCAGGCGCCGGCACGGCGTCGGGCATGGATTACTACAGCAGAGGCGCCCGATCGCCTGCTCAGGCCGGCGCGGCGTCGGTGGGCGCGGTGCCGGCGTCACTGGGCACGCCGCCGGGCGCCGCCTGCGCGGCGACGAGCGCGGCCGCGTCGGCATCGGCGCCCGCGCCGGCGGCTGCCATCCCGGCGGCGTGCTGCTGCGCCTGGCGCGCGGCCTCGGCGGCGGCGCCGCTCTGCGCGATGGTGAGCGCGGCCTCGTGCCCGCGGTCGAGCCCCGCCTGCTCGGCCTCGTGCTGCTGGCCGATCAACGTGAGCGCGGCCTCGTGGTCGAGCGCGATCTGCTCGATCTGCTGTTCGTTGTCGGCGATGACGCCTTTGGTGAGCGCGTTTATCTTGGCGACGGCGATCGCGGTCGCGTCCTTCATCGTCTGCAGCTTGATTTGGAGCACGGCGTTGCGTTGCGTCTCCATGTCCGCGATCTGCTCTTTGCTCTGGTTGTCGAGCTGTTTGCCCTTGGCCTGCTGCTCGAGCTCCTGCATGGCCGCTTCGGCGTGCTGGATCTGTTCTTTGAGCTGGCCGACTTGCTGCTGCAGCATCTTCGGATCGGGCGGGGCGTTGGGGCCGGCCTGCTGCTGCTTCTCGGCGCGCATCGCCGGCGGCTGCAGATACTCGAGATCCTTCGCCATCTCCTCGCCGATGGGGCCGAGGTTCATCAGGCGCACGGCATCGGCGGCGATGATCGGGAAGGCCTGCGGGTTGTTGAGCAGCACCATGGCCGCATCTTTCCCCTCGGCCTGCTGGCTATCGAAGGCCGGGCCCGCGGCGATCGTGATCGTGTGGCGCTGCAGCGGATCGAGCTTGAGATCCGACGGGCCAAACTCGGGGAAGCCATCCGGCGCGATCTGGCTCGGCGTGTTGACGCGCACGCGCTTGGTTTTGCCGTCGGGCGTGCGGGTGTCGACTTCCTTCGGCGTGTCGTCGTAGTACGGCAGGAGCTTGGCGAGCTTCTGGGTGAGCTCGCGGATCATGTCGTCGTAGTGCGCGACGAAGTGGAACGATCCGGCGTCGCCGTGCTGGTTGAGTTCTTTCAGCGCGACGCCGCTCGTCACTTTCGTGTTGCCGAGGCGGGTGTCGGTCGCGCTGTAGCGGCCGAGCGCGTTCTGGATGTCGCGCCGGAAACTCTCGCCGGCGATCTCGTAGCCGGAAATATCCGGCGCGCGCGTGCCGTACTGCGGCAGCGGGAGGATCTGCTGCCCCGTCGCCTCGGTCGTCGGGTTGGCCTGGATGAGCGCGATCGGCTCGCGCACGCTGCGCTCGACGAGCAGCACCTCTTCGGGGCCGAGTTGGCCGACGTAGGCGAACAGGGCCGCCTTCACCGGGAGCGCGAGCGCCTCGAGCTTCGTCGAGGCCGTCCAGTTGTAGGCCTTCGCGGCGTCGCGCGCCAGGCGGATATACGACTGCAGCATTTTGACGGCGCCGCCGGCGGCATCCGTCGAAAAGACGATCTTCCCGTAGCACGAGGCGAACGGGATCGAGTCGCCTTTCCAGATCGTTTTGGTCGGCCGGCCTGGCGTCGCGAGCAGCTCAAGCCCGTTGGTGATGTATTGCGCCACTTCGCGCCGCGGGCGGCCGCGGCCGCTCGGCGGCGGCGTCTCCGTCACGGTCCAGTACTCGGCAATCAACACGCGGCCGTCTTTGCCGAACCACTTCGGGAGCGCGGCGAGGATCTGCGCGTCGAAGTCGTGGACCTTGGCCGTCGGCCAGTCGCGGACAAATTCGCGCCGGGTCACGCTATGCACGAAAAACAGGTACCGCCAGTCGGCGCCGCTCGTGCTCTCGCCGTCGGGATCGGGGAGCACCTGATCGGGGTTGGGGATCGCCTTGAGCTTGAGGATCTGATCGTCGCTGTCCTCGTCGGCGTACTCGGCGACGATGCGCGCGTAGCCGTAGCCGCGGGTCGCGGCGTTCTCGCCGGCGACGGTGTACACCTCTTGCGCGTGGCTGTCGTGTTCGATCTGGCGGATCCGGTTGCTGTAGTACTCGGCGGTTTCCTTGGTCGCGCCGCCGCCGGCGGGGCTCACGTTGGCGCCGCGGGGGTTCTGGCGGTAGCTGTTGACGAGCTGATTGGTGTACTGACTCAGTTGGTCGAGCTCGAGCATCGGCCGATCGCCGCGCTCGGTTTCGTCCTCCTGGTCCCAGGTGTGGCCGGCGGCGTAGCGGACATCTTTCGCGCCCTCGAGAATGATCGGCGCCCATTGGTCGCACGCATACGTAAAGCGTTCGTTGAGCTCGGCCAGGATCGCGGCGTCGCTGCCGGGCGCCGGCGTGCCTGTCTCCGATGTCGCCGACATCTCGGTCCGCGCCGCGGGGTCGGTCGGGTCGTCGGCCATCAGGCGCCGCCGATCAGGGACGCGAGGCGGGCGCCGAGGGGCCGCGCCTGGTAGGCCTCGAGCGCCGCGCGGGCGGCTGCGGCGGTGTCGCTGGCGGTGTCGATCGCCTGGTGCAGTTGCGCGAGATCCTCGAGCCGGGCGGCGTGCAGTTCTTCGATCGCGGCGAGGATCCGCTGCGCCAGGTCGATCCGGCCGGCCTGCTCGGCCTCGACGCGCTGCCGCACGGCCACGAGCTCGGCGGCGAGCGCCTGCAGGATCGTCTCGAGGTCGTCCTGCCGGCGCGCGATCGTGGTGACGGCGGTATGGCGGTCGCGCTGGTCGGCGGGGTTCATCGGCGGGCCCGCCCGCGGCGATCGAACGGGCGCGCCTTCCGCAACGTGTCGCGATCGGCCTCGCTGAGCGGCACCGTGTCCGCCGCGGTCGCGCGGCGGATCGTGTCGTCGGGGTTCACCGCATACGAGGCGCCGCAGATCGGACAGATCCCGACGGTCGCGATGCGCGCGGCCGGCGTGTCGAACGTGTGCCCCAGGGTCGGACAGGTGATCGGCATACGTAACTGACGATGCGGGAGCCCGGCCCCTGTCCGCCGTCCGGATGGCAGAAACGCACGGCAGACGCCCCACGGACGCCCCGCAGCACGTCCGCAGGGCGGCCAGGCGGCGGCGTTCACCGTAGTCCACGTCAGGGCGGGACGTGCGCAACGCGGTTACGGCCAGGGATAATTCGCCGCGACCCACGCGGCCAGGCCCAGCGCGAGCAACCGGAACCGCCACGGCTCGTACGGGGTCGGGATCGGCGGCAGGCCCGCGAGCAGAAACAGCAGCAACGCGAGCGTCAGGAGGATGAGTTTCATGGGCGTCGGTGTCCTTTCCACCGGATCGGCCTTGGCCTACACCCTAGCCCCAGCGGGACGCGCGGGGCGGCGCCGGCCGCGCCTTCCGCGTCGTCGGCCCCGCGACGGCCGAGGCGAACGTCAGCCACAGCGCGTCGCTATCGTCGGGGCTCACTTCGCCGCGTTTCTGGATCGCCTCTTTGCTCTCGATGACGAGGCGGCCGTTGGTCTGGTGATAGCCGGCGAGCGCCAGTTGATCGCACAGGCGATCGTCGTCGGGCAGCGAGCCGAGCAACAACCAGTCCTTACAGCGGCGCGCCATGTTCGCGCGGCGGTTGTAGTCGTGCGGGTCCGGGGACTCGCCGCCGAAGTTGATCTCATGGACGTTGGCGTAGCCGAGCGCGTGCAGCCGCGAGACGATCGCCGCGCCGAACGCGCTATCGACGAACAGCGCCGCGAGCTGGTGCTCGGGCCGGCGATCGCTCAGGAGCTCCGCGCACAGCGCAATCCGCGCCGAGCGGTCGGGATCCTTCTCGCCGGGCATCCGGATCGGGCCGAGCGGCTTGCCGTCGGCGCCGAGCGGGTTCCCACACAAGCCGCGGCGGAAGCGGATCACGTTCCACGCTTTCCCGCCGCCGCTCACGTCGAAGCCGGCGATCAACGGGTCGTCCGGCAAGGGCACCATCACGCGCTGGCGCGCCAGGTCGATCCGCGCGCGGTCGATGTATTGGAGCTCATCGGCCGCCGGCGGAAAGCCGAGGATCCGGACGCGACAATAGTCGGAGTCGATCCCGTAGTCGGCGATCTGCTGCGCGAGAAATTCTTTGTTGGTAAAGCGCGACGTGCGGGAATCGACGCGGCGATGGTTCCAGCGCGCGGCGAGGTTCCCGAAACAGACGCGATAGAATTCGCCCGTGTTGCGGGTCATCTGCCCGAAGGCGAACATCATTGGCTCGCCGTCGGTCATGCCGTTGTACGCGACCTCCCACACCTTGTCGGGGACGAGGCTCGCCTCGTCGAAGAAATAGCCGGACGTCGAGCGCCGCGCGTGCTGGCCGGCGAACGCTTGCGCGTTCTGTTCCTTACACGACTGCATCTGCACTTTCCACGTCGACGGGTAGGCCTTCGCGTAGATCCCGCGCTCCATGATGTCGAACCACGGCGCGGTCAGCGCGAGCTGCGTCCAGAACTGGATCGCCGGCCAGGTGCGCGCCTCGAGTTG